TCGTGCAGAGGGTCGAAATACCAGATAGTTGCTTCAGTTATACCATTACAGTGGGTTGGGTCTTGCCAATAGCCTGGAGAGCCTGCATATGGCACTACAAAGGCAAACTGTCCATCGTATTTCAATACACGCCAGATTTCATTCATTACATCTAAAAAAATCCCATTGGCGGGATTAATGTGTTCCAGTATATGCGAAGCTAGTGCAGTTAGTGCTACTTCGTCTTCTAGTGGCCAAGGAGTCTTTTCTAGGTCGTGTACAATATCTACGCCTGGTAGGTCTAGTTTATCTATTCCAACAAAGCCAGGGTGTTTACTAGCACCACAGCCTATATCGAGGCGTATACCAGCTTTTTCCTTTAATGATTGTTTCATTTACACCTCCAATACACAAAGCAACACACCGCCGCGAAGAAGTGTGTTGCTTGATATATTTGATATGTTCGCGGCTTTCATACTAAGAATATAACACAATCAAAAGCTGTACGCAATCTAGCTAAATATAATATCGTAAGTGCTATTGACGTTCTGATTAGTAGCTACTGCACTAGAAGCAAAAGTATTTCCTGCAAATAGTGTACCTGTTGAGCTTGAATTAAACAAGCCTATGTTTGATATGTTAGCAGTAGCAGTTACAAAGCTGTTAGCCGATGAGAAAGTACCAGTAAAGCGTATGGTTTTACTTGATGAGCTAGTAGCAGCAGTTACGGATTGTCGTGCCTGTACTTCACCTGCAAGTGTAGTAGCAGCGGCGGCAGGAACACCACCAGTACCTAGAGCTAGGTGTGAAACCTGTTTAGAGCCAGATACAGCTCCAAGTGCTTTACAAAGATAGTCATTAAAACCATCGTTTGTTATTTGATTTTGTTTCCAACCTGAATCACCTACAATCTTACCGTTTTCGGTAATCTTTAGTCGGAACATTCCTTTAATTTTTAATCCGTCTTGCATTATGCCTCCTATTATATACTTATTTTAATAATAATTACAATTAGTTATATGTCAAACTTGCACGATTATTCCAAACTTGATTAAAAGTACCTGTACCAGCCCATTGAATAATTAGGCCAGCAGTTAAATCTAGTCTTTTAATTCTCCAAGTAGCAGCAGATGTTGCTGTTCCTGGTGTGGCTTCACCAATATAAATCATATTCAAGGTGGTAGTGTCGTCTAATCGTTTGTAATATATTGCTGATTCAGTAAATACGTTACCACTAATTGTAGCATCGGTTGTTAATGCACCGCTTGGATTTACCTTTACATCTACATACCCACCACCACCGCCAGTAGTTAGTCCGTGTACAACTGTGTTAGTTACTAAGCCATGGTCAGCAGTAGTAATTTGAACACCAATATCCTTTACAGTTGCTTTAGTAGCTGGGTTAACTCCATCAAGTATTGCACCATCTCCGCCGCCAGCAACAACAGTGCTAGATACTTTAAGATTGCCAGAGCCGTCAAATAGTAATGACTCAAGATTAGTTTCTGCTACTTTACTTAATCCTGCGCTAGCAATTGCAGCTACAGCTTTATAGAATGATTTGCCGTCAGATAATCTAACCGATACTGGCTGGCCTGCGCTGGTAGGGAATACAACATTTTGCTTTTGCACTTCTATTATAGGCTGATTAGCTTTTATAGCTTCGCCGATATTGTCAAAATACTTTTTAAGCTCTGCAAGATTAGTTATAGCCAAATCTTTTGGCATGGCTTCTTTTATATTGCTAACAGATACTTTATCCACAGGCTTATAAGAGTTTTCCACAATAGCTGTTGATAAGGTAGTTTCAAGGTTCTTAATAGCTTGTTGCAATTCTGTTAAATTGCTAACCTCAATAGTTTTTTCAGTATTTACTTTTACTTCGCCGCTAACCTCTAAAGACTTTGCTGGTGCTTCATAAGCGTCTATCTGTTCTTGCAGCTTTACGCTAAGTAGAGATACGCCTTTATTTAAATCAAGCAGTAACTGTCTTTGTTCTTCTTGGTACAGTTCTTGATTTTTTTCCATGCTAAGCGCTCGCTGGCTTACCTGAAGGCACGATTGAGCAAGTGCAATTAGGGTGCAATGGTGGGGTTCCTATGTCAGCATACTCTATTCGCATTGTGCTACCTGAGTCTAGTGTTATAACGTCGCCGACTTTATTAAATACACTACCGATAGATTTTGTCTGGCCTGCGTAATTCTTGCAAAACTCGCAAGCTCCAGGGTTTATGAACCACTCTACTTCGCTGTAGCCGTTTTGAAAATATACATCTTGTGCTGATAGGTTGCTGGCTTTTAGGCTTTCGGTTCGTGCAATTCGCTCTGCTCGGTAACCTTTAGCGTCACTGTAAACACTTTCTACTCTTTTCTTTAAACTAACTAAGCTTTCGCCTGCGGCCTGGCCTTCTGATAAGGTTTTCTCAAGTGCTTTAACTGTATCTACATTGAATAGCCCTGATATTTGATTAAGAGATACGTCCACTGTTTTCCTAACATCTGCCGACAGGGTAATTAGCTCGCCTGTTATAAAGTTAGCTGTGTCTTCAATCTGTGCGTTCATTAGTTCTAGCATTACAGGTGTCATTGCTTCAGCTAGCACAATCGACTCTTCTTTAATATTAAACAACCATTCGTCATATGCTTTGCTACTACCATTTATCTTAGATATAACTGCTTGGCCTTGCTTCCTAGCAAAGTTTGATATAACTTTTTTAACCTTGAGCATGTAAATATCATTAGTAGCTACTAATTTTGCTCTAAATTCTTCCTGCTTGGCGTTAAGTTCTTTAGCTGCTTGGCCTTTGCTTTTTTTTTGCTTAAAACTAACAATTTTTATCTTGTTAGCATTAGATGGGTCTTCGGTAGACTCCATTGGTGCTATTGTGCCAGTAGTGGTAGGCAAGTCATCGCCGCCCTCAATAGGCGCATAGCCTAGCTCTTCTCTAACTTCATTTACTGTAAGGGCTATGTTTACTAAATCTTTATGCAGCATATGCTCATATTCTTTGTCCTCAGGTACAGGGCTTTCATGGGTGACATTTATTTGCTCACCTACTCCGTTTTGTCTGTTCCAAATATTTTCGTATATTCTATCAAGCCTGCGCATAATTGGCTCTATCTTTTCCTTGTTGTACATATAGCCAAAAGCTTCTACAGTGTTACGGCCGAGCGCTCCGCCGTCAGTCATACCTAGTATTTCTTTTGGTACTTCCAACATCATAAGTACATCGTTTTTAGCCATCTTGCGAGTAATTTCTTGGTCTACATCTTTAAGCGTTGCGCCTACTGCCTTAAAGTCTGCCTGGCCACCGCGTATAAATGCAGTCTTGCCAGCGTTCTCTGGTCCCTCATAGCCTTCGCGCCATTGTGCAGCAAACATCTTAAATGTTTCTTTGTCCATCTCTGGCAAACTAACTATGCCACTAGGACTAGCATTATTCTTCATATAGTTCAAGGTAAATACAGAAGTAGTAATTTCAGTGTCTATATAGGTAGCAGCCTTTTCCATTACCGACATTCCGCGCCACTCATTAAAAGGATTAGGTCGCTTGTCGTGATATATTTCATCTAAAGTGAGTGGCACTTGTTGTCCGCTTGCCTTATGTAAAATATAACCAATTAGTTCGCCTTGCTCAATAATAAGCTCCATCTGGGCTGGGTTCAATAGGTATATTTCTTTAACCTTTTGACTAGACTCACCCTTAACTAAATACCAAAAAGTTTCGCCGTAAATTTCATACAGCATACCAAATAGATGTATAAAGTCTGATGGGTTTTGTTGGTTCTTATTTGGGTTTTCAAACAAAGTTAGCAGTGGGTGGTTAACATATATGTCGCCAGACTTGCGTTTTATAATAGGCTCATAAATAGATAGCGATGTTCCTATTTTGTCTATGCCCTTAAATGTTATACCTTGCAATTGCCTTACTGGCGAGAATGTTGCTTCTTTTTGATAATTTCTTAATACCTGCCCAATAGGTGAAGTTGAGCTTCTTACCTCTGAGTTATAAAGCGACTTAAAAGCTGACTTAATCTTGTCTGAGATTTTCATTAAATATAATCCTAATTATGGTCTCAAGGGACTCTCAGATTATTATAGCACAATGTCATCTATGCCAATATTATTATTGCTAAGCATTTTAGTGACAAAATATCTTAAGCTATCTACCGCGTCGTCATTTTCTTTTATAGGCACATCTAGCTCTTTGCCGTCTTTATCTAGCTTCCAGCTGTACATTTCTAGCTCATCAACTAGGTTTACGCATTTGTCAGATATTTTCAACTGGCCAGAGTGTAATGCTGATTTAACTAAGTTAATGCCAGATACAACACTGCCTGGCCCTTTAACTGCGCTGTTTAGATAAAAAGGTAATTCTCTGTTTAAGCTAAGTATTGCAATAGGGTCTTCGCTATCTGCTACAGCTACATCTATCTCCAAGCCTTTGGTAATATCTTGTATTGCTTTAAGCCTCATCTGGTCATCTAGCTTATTTCTGTATAGCTCTTTCATTACATAAATATTACTGTCTTTGTCTATTGCGTATACAAAAGCTGCCAAAGGGTGATTGTAGCCAAAGTCTACGCTAAAGCCATAGCTAACAGGCTCAAAAGGGCATTCAGCTATTGCGTCGTCACGACTAAACTCGGTATATATTCGCCCTTCTAGGTCTGTAAACTCTGCCAGATACTGCTGCGCAAATACGCTAGGCGCTATGTCCATTCTTTTTCTATCTAAATCTGCTTTAATGTCTGGTATCATCTCATTGTCATAGCTTGTGTAATGAAAATCTTGCCAATCGCCTAGTGACTTTGTTCTGTCGATAAGTTCCTTAAATTGGCCTTTGCCTCGTGGCATAGAAGTAAACCAAGCTTCGCCATGGTAATCAAGTAGCGTCGGCTCGATTACATTCTCCCAAGCGTTCTTTAGGTTTCTAGCCACTGCGGCTTCGTCTAAATAAACTTTGTGGTACTTTTTGCCTAACATATTGTCTACGCTGTCCCAAGAGTATAGTTTTATCTTTGAGCCATTATTGAACTTAACTATCAGCTCGCTAGCATTTTTATAGGTAATAGTGTCGCCTGCTATTTTAAGCAAATCCTCCCATACAACATCTTTAGCGTGGCCATAGGTAAGCCCTACATAGGCAATAGTTATATTAGGGTAGCGCAAACACCAAGATATAGCGTCAATAAGTATAAAATAAGTTTTGCCAGTTCTACGGCCACATCTTAAAATCTTAAAGCGTGCGTCGCTATCGGCTACTGTCTTCTGCCAAGTCATCAGCTTCGGCATTGTTATTGTCTGTTCTAAACTTTGGCTGTTTTGCATAGGTGTCCTCTATTATAACATTTATAGCTGCTCCTTCATCTCCAGTAAGTTCTTGCCTTTGAGCAAATTCTGACTTGCGCTTGCGCTCTAGATACCATTTAGCAGTGTTAGTGTCTTTATCTATATTGTCTACAACCTTTTTGCGAGCTTTAAGAATTGGCTCATCTTGCCAACTTGTTATTTGTTCACGAAACTCTGGGTGCTTCTCGAT